AGTATATTACATTTCCAAAAGAATCTATTCAAAAACTTGGATGGAAGGAAGGTGATACTCTACAGTGGGTTGATAATTATGATGGATCCTTTACTATTAAAAAGTTATGAATGAACTAGGTAAATCCCTAAAAGAATGGTGGGATTCTGATGCTTGTAAAAAACTTCAAAAAGATATGGAGGAATCTGTACAAAAATCAGTAGGAAAGTATTTTATGCTTTCTGAAGATGAAAAACTTGATATGGTACAAGCAATCTGCTATATTATGTGTAAGGCAGAACAAGCAGGAACAAGTCATCGAGGACTTCAAGATGCTTTAGGAATCTATCCTGCTGGGTTCTGGATTTCCGAACTAATGGATGTTCACAATTCTCTCTATTCTTATTATCATGATAAGAAGCAAAATGAAGAATTGGAAAAAGATATTGAAGTGTTACAAAAGTTTACTGAAACCTGAAGACATCATTAAGAAAACATTGATACGATAGATATTATGTTAGGATTTCCTCATAAATTGAGAGCATTATGACTTACTCAGACAATTTCAATTCTGAACTTTCTAATGATGAATGGAATGAATTAGTTGCACTTAAAAATGTAATTAATCAAAACCCAGCATCAGTACATCCAGAAAAAATGGAACTTTTCACTGCTATGCTAGTCAAAACTCTAGAAGGTAAAGGAGACTGAAGTATAACCTCTGATAAATAATCAGAGGTTATTTTTTATCTAAATGCTTTCTGAAGGTAGAAAAAGAGATGCTGCTGCGAATGCTATATTAGCATTGTCGTTTGCTGCAAATGCAGCACAGTCTCCACAGGCATTAGTTAGATCTGGAAATGTTGAAGCACCAGGTATGCAACTAATGTCAAATATGATGAGAAAAAGAAAGGAAGCAAATCGAAATTTAGATAGTGGAAGAGTCTCACATCCTGCTAGAAATCGTAAAATGAAAACATTCAAGGAATTCGTAGAAGAAGCATATCTCGTTGAGATGCGTAAAGAGGATAAAGTGAAGGGAGAAAAGAAAACTCCTCTTCACGTAACCACAACTTCAGGTAGAGTTGTGAAAAAACCTGAAGGCGGACTAGAAGTTAAAAAATCAACAAGAAAATCATTATCACCAAGAGCTGCAACTGGTAGAATGAAGCAGGGGATGATTGATAAAGAAACTCAACCATATGCTACTAGAATGCACGGTGCTACTAGACACGCACAAGGTGGTGGTGGTTCTGGGGCAGCAGCACCTGGTAGATTGAGAGGTGTTGGGAAACTAGAAAAGCAGAAAATGGAGAAAACTCCAGAAGGAGAAAGAGTAAGACCATTTAGTGCTGGTCCATCACCCGCACAGAAAGTTGCATTAAAGAGGGCACAAAGATCACGTTCAACTGGTAGTGGCAGATGAAAACATTTCAAGAGTTTATTTACGAATGTTATGAACTTGAAGAAAGTTCAGGTGGTGAAAGAAGTGGTAGAAGAACTAGAGGTAATGTAACACTGGCTCGTGGTCGTGGTGCTGATATGAGTAGGAGTGAAAGAACCACTGCTGCTATCTCAAAGAAGGCAGGATTGAAGGGAACTGGTAAGTATTCCACCAAAGACTTAAGAGCAAAGCCTAAAAATTATACAACTAATGATAGCGAAGACGATTATGATGATTACGGCAGCACAAAACAAGACCATTATATTCGCACACACGCATCTGGAAGAAAAGCAGCAAAGGGTGAAAGACTAATCCAAAAGTTTAAATCAGCAGGTAAAGATTCTTCTGGGTGGACAAAATATAAACATGCACCTTCAAGTGAAAGTGTAAGAAGAGTGAAGGACTTGAAAAAGCAAATGACTAAAGCAGGTGCAAAGAAAACTGGAAGAGTCCATACTGTAGATATTATGCATCGTGATATTGAACTTGAAAAGGGTGATAAACATCAACAAATGGAAAGAGGAAGAAACTTTATTGCTGCCGTAAAGGATACTCCAAATCAACTCAAGAGAGCAGGTGCAAAGAAAGGTGAAACTGTTGTTGGAAAACCATCTGCTGTGATGCAGGGTGAAGATGAAAAGACTGGTGAAGCAAAGAGAGCAAAACTTTATAAGAAAGCATTCGGCAAAAGAAGCACTGAAAAGTCTGCAAAAACTGGATTGATGGTTGGAAAAGCAGACTGAGACAATCCTTAAACTGTCCTCAAGACCTCGCAAGAGGTCTTTTTTTGTGCTATACTACTTGAAACACGCAAATCCTATGGAACTTACAGTTGTAGCAATCAAACGTGAAGATTGTTTGTATCACTTTGACCATCCTCATAATGATACAGTTGAAGAACTTCTTTTGAATGGAACTGAAGAAGCAATTGATGAGCATTGCTACTTCAAGACTGGAAAGTATCCGATTGAAGGTGATGAAGTTGAGATTTCCCTTTTCCTTGAAGAACCTGCTGATTATGATACTCTTCTGGTGAAAGAAGTATCTGATGAAGAAGGCACAACGTATACTGATACGACAATGTGTGTTCCTGTTTGGTTGTGTCCTTGGTTGCAAGGATACTTTGGTAAAGTTCCCGAAGAGATTTACATCAAAGTGCGTCCGATTAACAAAGGTCTTGAGGCATTTGTGAAAGCAACTGGGATGAGACAGTTCCTGAACTGACACACGACCTTGCCAGACCACCCCTGACCGTGCTATGATTACGGAGTAATCGAAAGGGACCGATGGAAGTTCTTGAAATCACCAATTCTTCTGCTATTGCAAGGATTGAGTTTGATAATGAACACAATCAAGTAGGTATTGCTTATACCTATAAACCAGAGCAAGTTTATCTTTTTAAGTGTGATGACTTGACTTATGTAAAAGAACAAGTTAATGTTGCTGAGAGTATTGGCAAACTTGTTTCACAGTTTCGGAAAGATGGAACTCTTGTGAATATCTAATTCACATTTTTTGCTCGTTTAGCTATCTGGTGAAAGCACCCGACTCATAATCGGTTCCAGGAGAGTTCAATTCTCTCAACGAGCACCTATGGAAGTGTGGCAGAGAGGTTTAATGCAGGGGATTGCTAATCCCCCGATGTCTTCAGTAGGCATCCGTTGGTTCAAATCCAACCACTTCCGCCAGGGTTATTAACTCAGTGGTAGAGTATTCGGCTTTTAACCGATTAGTCGTTGGTTCAAATCCAACATAACCCACCTCGGGAAATTAGCTTAGGGGTAGAGCATTCGACTGATAATCGAAAGGTCGGTGGTTCAAATCCACCATTTCCCATTTGACAATCTAAGGTTTCTGCCTTATGATTGTCAAATAATCAAGGGACTGTTGCTTATTGGTTAAAGCCCACACCTTATAAGTGTGTGAACCGAGTTCAATTCTCGGCAGTCCTACCAAAACATATGGGACGGTGGCGGAAGTGGTAGACGCACCGGACTTAAAATCCGTTGGGAGCAATCCCGTGAGAGTTCAAGTCTCTCTCGTCCTATTCAAGTAATTCATTAAATGAAACAGTTTCCACTAAAAACCTGTCTTAGGTATCCAGGGGGCAAGAGTAAAGCATTAAAAACTCTTGCTCCTTGGTTTCCTACTGATTTCAAAGAATTCAGAGAACCATTTTTAGGTGGTGGGAGCATTTCTTTAATGGTATCCCAAAACTATCCAAAGATACCTATTTGGGTGAATGACAAGTATTATTACTTGTATAACTTCTGGGTTCAGTTGAGGGATAATGGTCAAAAGTTATCAGAAGCACTAAGGCAAATTAAAGAAGGAGTTGATGGTGATGATGAGGGGCATAGACATCTTTTTGATTTCTATGCTTCTCACATTCAAGAACTGATTCCATTCGAACAAGCAATTGCTTTTTTTGTAATGAATAAGTGTTCTTATTCAGGACTTACTGAAAATTCTACATTTTCAGTTCAAGCATCAAGATCTAATTTTTCTCTTGTTGGCATTGACAAACTTCCACTTTACTCAAACATCATTAAAGACTGGAAAATCACTAATATTGATTATTCAGAAGTAATGAATGATGCTGGTGACGACGTATTTGTGTTTCTTGATCCTCCTTACGACATTAAGGATTTTCTTTATGGTACAGACAGAAAACTCCATTCGTCCTTCTCACACGAAAGATTCGCAGATGATGTAGATCAATGTCCTCATCGTTTTATGATTACATATAACGTTAATGATTGGATTAAAGATCGTTATAAAGACTACACACTAACAGAGTGGAAACTACGTTATTCAATGGTTCATCGTGGAAGAAAAGGTACAGATGATAATGTGAAAACTGAATTATTAATTACAAACTACAAAAATAATGAAATTGTATAAATATTTGTATAAGTTTTCTCAAGTCAAATGAACTCAGCACAGTACTTACGTGAAATGTATGCATCCATTTATTCTCAAAATGTTGATGAAGAAAGGGCACCTGGTGTAAAACCATATCGTCCAACTATGTCTCAGGCAGAAGTCAGAGCAGATGCTAAGAAATCTCGTGAGAAGCATGTAGAAAAGGCAAAGGGACAGAAAGGTTATGGTCCCGAGGAAAAGTTCAAGGATTGGAAAGACAGAGCAACACCTGCTTCAAAACTCAAGAGAAAGGGTGGAGAAGAAGAAACTGTTTCTCAAAGAATGGATAGAGAAAAGCCCTACGGCAAAAGAATGACTGGTCCAATGGCAAGAGAGTATGGTAGCCGTCATGCTGCTGAAGTTACTCGTGTTGTAAAGGGTGCTGGTGAACCACAAGCAGTTACTTATCCAAGAAAAAAATCAAAGCCTAGTACCGAAGTTATTAGAAAGGAAAGTGCTGATCTTTATGATCTAATTCTTTCACACCTTCTTGATGAAGGTTTTGCTTCGACTGAAGAAGCAGCAGTTGCTATTATGTCAAATATGAGTGAAGAGTGGGTAGACAGCATCGTTGCAGAATACATCGAAGAGTGATATAATCACAATAAGATTCTAAAGAGGGTCTTATGGCCCTCTTTTTTAATGCTTGACAACTCATTATAGATATGGTATGATGAGTTCATAAGGAAAGGTGGCCGAGTGGTTTAAGGCGTTTGTCTTGAAAACAAAAGAGATGAAAGTCTCCGGAGGTTCGAATCCTCTCCTTTCCGTTGGAGTTTACTCCAACCTTACTGAAAGTTTTATTGACACCGTGGGGACTCAATAAATTACTTCAGTATTGTATCACCGTTTATGGAGTTGTACGTTAACAACTCCACTGGGAGATTAACTCAGTGGTAGAGTGGTTGCCTTACAAGCAATAAGTCGTTGGTTCGAATCCGACATTTCCCATTGAAAGTTGAAAGACTTTCAATCCCGATGACACCGTTGGTAACGGTCATGCAGTGGTGGTGCCACGCAATCCAGAAGGAGATTTATCTCTGAGGTAGGTGTATCAAAACTTAAGGTTCGAATCCTTATGTCGGGACAACGGGATGTAGCGCAGTTTGGTAGCGCATCTGTTTTGGGAACAGAGGGTCGTAGGTTCGAATCCTATCATCCCGATTGGAGAATAAATATCTCCAACTACAAAAATAAATTATGTCACTGGTTTCTCAAAAAGATAGAACTCTTGCCATTGAGGCATTAGATTTTTATCTCTTCAATAAACAATTTGATTTCACTGAAGAAAAAAGAATGGAAGTTAATGCACTTCTAAACTGGATTAAACTAGAATATCAGAAAAATGAAAATTAATCTCTGGTATTGTGATAATATGAAACAGTGGAGATGGACCCTCACAGATTCATCAAGACCTATTGTTAGACAAGAATCGGGACAAAGACCGAATCTTCGTGATGCTATGAATGATGTAGCAAATACTGTCGAATATATGATGGAACAGTAATTTTTATTCCAGATGACCGAGCAAGCGAACGGACCCGACTGTTAATCGGAGATCGGTAGGGGCAGTACCTACATCTGGAGTTTGCCCATATACTCCAACTGGCAGAGAGGGTGGACTTAGAATCCATACAGTGTAGGTTCGACTCCTATTATGGGCATCTAGGGGAATTAGTTAAACGGTATAACGGGTGCTTTGCAAGCACTTATTAGGAGTTCGATTCTCCTATTCTCCATACAAAGGGTCAATTTTTGAAGTGGCACAAGCATAATCCTTTTGGGTTGACTTCGTGCTATACTACTAGAGTAGTTAAGCAAATCTTGTGTTGGCAACTAAAGTGAAACGCAAAATGGTAAATGTGGAACCTGTTTCCAACAAAGCAAAAAATAGATTTGCAAATATGATGGATAGTCTGCACGGATGTCATGTAGAACAAGAAAATGATAAACAACTATTTCTAGCATCAATCAATAAGAAATACTTCTTTTGGATTGATAAAGTAAATGACCCTAATTGGAAAATTGTAAAATAAACTATGACCTACAACGCTGAAGTTCAATTTAAGTTTGATGCAACCTGGACACCTAGTTATAGTTCATCATTCCCTGATGATGACTTCATTCCTGAAGAACACTATCTGATTACTGCTCCTGCTGCAGATTTGAATGCAAAGCAGTATTTCAAACTGTTTGAGAAGTTCATGCTGTGTGTTGGTATGTCACCTGCAAGTATTCGTAGTGGTGCTATGTCACTTGTCTTTAATGA